GGAAGTGCATTATGGGACGGAATAAAGTCTTTAGTCACAGGTGGAGGAAATACCGCAGAATTGGACAGTATAGGACAGTCGGCGGGTGCGTCATATGGGCAATCGTTGGCAAACGGATTACAATCTGCAACACCCGCAACTTCAACATTAACAAATGAGCTGAACATAGACTTATCGTCACAGGGTGCGTCATCAGCACAATCTTGGAGTAACAGTTTTAATTCTTCTATGTCAACGGCTGATACAGGAAATGTGTCAACAACGGCGTTGGGATTGCAAAGCAGTCT